CTTTCATTGTAATTATTTGGAGAAGTGACGAAGTGCGTTGTCGTATTTTCCAAAGTAGTACTCGAAGACTGGTTTAAGTCTCTGAAATAAACATCACCCTTTGATACATCAACCGTGGCACCTAATACTAAGTATTGATTATAGGTACTTATAGTTGATTTAGTATCTCTATAACTATCGACATCAGATGCAAATTTAGGTCCAAGCAAAACGACAGATTTTTGAAAAGCGGGGGTGGTAGCCACATTGACTGAGGAAGTTACAGCCATTTCTGTGGGGACTCCAGTGCCATTACTAGTTTGGTAGTTCAACCAAAAATCGTCGTAGTACGAGAGATGTACATTATGATTATTTTGATGCTCATAATAGTATACCCCTAAGTTTTTAAACTTGAAATTGATAGGTACCGAATCTCCTTGCCTCTCATATTTAAACCAATAGCCCAGCAACAAGTGCTTGATGTCTCTGTTAACACCTTGAGTAGCCGCCGTGTCATAATAGGGGGAGTACAGGTACATGTAGCCTCCAGTGGTAAGACAATTTGCTTTAAACGTGAGGGCTGTTTTAATATACAGTGTGTTAGAGGAGCTATACGTATTTCGCATATTGATGTCGCGAAGTTCAACAGTCTCTCCGTAAATATAAATCTTCCTGCTTGTACCACTCAATGAATGTGAGATCGTTAACTCGGGAGCATCTACGGTCATTTTATTAACAAAGATGGCAGACGCTCCAAACCAATTCTCGGTATACCCTGTAGGGTTTACACGGTGAATAATTGTTTCCCCACCGCGTGTTGTTTCAGAAACCCAGCCTGCCGTTAGCGTCGTTAGCATAAAGTTTGGACCCTTTAATAGGTCGGCCTTATTAGGAGTAACTAAATTACTTAGGTAATATTGAGGGTCTAGTTGATATGCCGGTTGAGTCAAATCTGCATACGGAACACCAGTCTTCCAGACTCCGGCAAAAGCATCTAGAGTGTCTGTACTTTCCGTGCCCCAATTAAGGTATTGCTCATCGCCCTTTATGGTGGTGTACTTTAAAAAGGAATGCGTATTAGGGGCAGAGTTGAAGTAAACACCATAGCTTCCACCAAGCTGAGTTTTTAAATCTGTTACGCCGCTTTTCCAAGCAGGTCCAGTTATCCAAGGATTTGTGGGTAAGGCTTTTAATCGAATTTCATCACCATTGGAGTATCCACTTACTGGTAGGTTGTCTATGCTGTATGGATTAGAATATGATCCAGCCGTGCCTGAACCTGTAGTTCCGTGAACTCCGCCAGACGGCGATTCAATGTAGGGGTCGCACCAATAAATAGCCATTATTTAGTCTCCAATGCGGATAATAAGTTACCAAGTACATCGGAGTTGAGTTCTTCAAAGGTTCCCCCTAGAGCAAACTGTGCTCGTGGACCACTAGTGTCCACCTCAACATCCTCTACGCTTCCATCGTCTTTCATAACTTTAAATATTATTGTTTTATCATCAATTTCAACGTATTCGTATTCAGCGATATTTAGGTAAGTCGTGTACATGACTACTCCTCCACTAAATAAATTGTGTTAGCCACAGGAGTCGCTGGAACTTCAGCAACAACCGAAATTGTGTAGCCGTTCAGTGTTCCGGCTGAAATACCCAAGGCATCAATTTCAGACTTAGTTGGGTTAGGCTCAGGCACCATGCCTGTATTGTTCACTTCTATAGACATGAGGGTCTCCTAGACGTGCATAGCGGCTAGAACTTCTAGACCACTTGTATTAGTTACCACGACTCGAAACTCTGGAGACATGACTACTTCCTGTTGCGCATCGGCGTCTGACACAGTGAGTACATCTATCCAGTTGAAGTCGGAGCTGAGTCTTGCTTGCAACTTGACGGTGTCGCCACTGTTGCAGTTAGTTTGGAAAATTCCTGTACGATTCCCTCGGGTCTCGAACTTAAGAGCGTCCGAGTCATAAGAGACCGTGAGGCTTGGGGCTGTGAATTGTTTTAGAGCGTATGACATTTAAGACCTCTTAAATACTTAAAATATGGAAGCCGGTCCCAAAGGGACCGACTCATGTGTTGCTTAACTATGTGTTACTGGACTCTATGGTTATGCGGATACAGCAACTACCTTAAGAGCTTCAGTGTTTAACAACATAGAACCTACACGCTTACGAGTGTAGAAGCTGATAGCACCGTGTGCGCTGTATGGGTCGCGTAACATGCTAACGCCAACTCGGTCAACGATCTGGTATCCAGCACCAAAGTCACCGAAGATGATAGGCATGGTGCCTGCACCGATATCAGCCATGTCATCATTAATCACAATCTCGAATCCGAAGATACTGGAAGCGGCGGCTTCAGTGATATTGCGCTGTAAAAAGTACTCGCCATCGGTCGTCTTAAGATCTACCAATACATTGTGAGTAGCTCTGTTCATCATGAACTTAGCACCAGCAAGGTAGCCAGTCTTAGTGTTCAATACTACAGAACGTAGCAAGTTGATAACTGCATCAGAAGTACCACCTAAAGAAGTGGCTTGGCCTGATTTGATTACCTGATACTTACCGAAGTCACGAGTAGCATCGCCAGCAGTGTAAGCAGATGTGGTGTCAAGACCATTCAAGATTCCTACGGGCTTGTTTGATCCGTTGCCGCTTAAGAATGCGCTGTTCTCTTGCTCAGAGAATTCACGAGCAACTTCACCAGCCAACCATGCTTCAACATTGAAGAAGCTGTCTTCCAATACGTGCTGGTATGCTTTAGGAGAAGCATAAACTTCACCAAAGACCGCGCTTACCTTAGCAAGTTCTGGAGATCCAGTGTTGGGACGGGCATCACTCTCACCAACCCAACCAGATGCCGATCCACCTAGAGATACTAGCTGGCTATAATCAGTTGTTTCAGTTGATATCCCACCAACTAATCCACGGATAGGGCTACGCTCGTGCTGTAGCGAAATAATGTTGCGGCTAACTTCAATAGGTAGAGCGAATCCACCTTGAGCGTCTACAGAGATTTGCGTGTCGGCGGCTTTAGCTCGAAGGCCTTCGATTCCTTTACGAGCGAATACGCCCATTAATTCTTTTTGTTCCATTTCTTTGGATTCCTTAATAGATTTAGTAGCGAGAGTAGGACGTGCAGACTTGGCTTCAAGTACTTCCAGTTTCTCAGTAAGTGTTTTAATTTGTGCTTCAGATTCAGACTTAACTGATTCAAGGTCGGCGGTAGATGCTTTAGTTTCTATTTGAGCTTCAGTCTCTAGGGACTTAGCTTCTAGTGCATCTGCGACGTGCTTGAGAGTTACATCATCTTCAACAACTTCTTCAACTTCAGGAGTGGCTTCTTCAGCTACTTCTTCCGACTTAACTTCAACTTCAGCTTCAACTTCGGGAGTCTCAACTACAGCTTCAACTACTTCTTCAGACTTAACTTCTTCAACAACTACTTCGTCGATTTTAGTTTCTTCAGACATTTTATTTTCCTAATATTTTTAGCATACGGCGTATTTCAGATTGTTCAGCCGCCTTAGCTTGTTTTTTAGAGTCATGGTCTGCTGAAGCATCTCGCTCAGTTTCCAATCCGCTTATGCCCTTCGCTAACAGGACTTTTGCCTCACGTCTCGATAGCCCTGCATCTCGCAGTGCTTTCTCTAGTGATCTAACGTCGTTACTGGCTTTTACGGCAGTAATAACAGACTCTTGGTTAGCCGGTATCGCTACCAGACTGATTTCGTGCAGATCTACTTCGTGTAGTAAGTTAGCACCTGATTTTCGGTCGTACTCCTCCCGAACCACTCGGTAGCCAATAGACATAGAATCCAAAGCACCATCTTTAAGAAGTGCGTAGGCTTCGTCAGCGTCTCGGACACCCTGTGTTAATCTACCTTCGACATATAGCCCTTTCTCGTCTTCCATCATTACTTCCCAAACGCCGATAGGACGTGTGGTGTCATGATGTGCCAGCATCTTAGGCTTAGTACCGACCTCTAGGTGTTTAGCTATAGACTTAAGGAAGGCACCACGCATCGTGATATCACCTGCGCGATCTAGGTGGTCAAAGGTGTTTGCATAGCCAGCGAACTTCCGCTGATCGTCTGCATCGACTGAGAATGACTTCGCATCGAACGCTACGTCTAGTCTTTTTATGTTGTCAGTACTACAAGGTTCGCAGACCTTACCGTCTGTGCAACACATTCCGCTAGGCTTCTTCGCCATCATCAGACTCCTGTGTAGGTTGTTCTTGGTTGCCGAAAGTTAGGTTATTAGATTGAGACACAAATTCATCACCACCTTCGCGTGGGTTATATCCTAGCTCCATTCGAGCTTCGTTAGGACTCATAACGCCAGCAGTTATAAGGGTGTTATATGTGTCTACTCTGGTAGCCATATCGGTACGTAATAAGTTAGAAGTATCGAACTTAAAGCACTGCGTAGTGACATTAAGTAGGGCCTTGTTTAGACGGGATTCGATCAGCATAAGGTACGGTAGGATCGTAGCTTTATAAAATGCTAGATCTTGATGTTCAATGTTAGAGAATGTAGCCCTATCCAGATCGCCAATCATGTGCGGCGGTACTCTGAACATCGCGCAGATCTCTGAGCGTGTGTACTTCCGCATATCGAGAAGCTGTACGTCTTGAGGGGATAGTGATACTGCCGAGAACTTGAGACCCTGCTCAAGAATAGCAACCTTATGTGAGTTAGCTAAACCACCATGTGAGGCATTCCAACTAGCCTTAATGTTCTCGAATGAATCATCGTCTAATATACCATCAGTGTGCAGTACTCCGCGTGGAGTCGCGTCGTTCGTGAATACATTAGCCGCATAGTCTCTAGCATCAATTCCTGCACCAATAGTGTTAGCGTTGTACTGAATAGGTGAGACCCCTGTTACGCCGTCCATCGACATACCACGAATGTGGAGTATCTGATCTGGTCGCATAACATCCTGATCACCATTGTCGAAGGTCACTACATAGACCACGTTATACTGTGAGTCTTGCTGTACTGATACGTTTTCAGTCTTAAGAGGTAGAATCTCAACAACCTTGCCAGAGCTAGTTCTATTAATGTAGCCGTAGAAGTTTCCTGACAGGCACAGATTAACCATGACATAGCTGAAAAACTCAGGACCAGTCTGATACTCATTAGGGCTGTTAAGAATTAGGTTGTGTAGCGGTGCTGAGTTGTGTAGTTCCTTACCTGCGGCTGTATCTCGGTATAGCAGACACGGTAGAGTAGCCATAGTGTCTGAGAGCACTTTAACGCACGAGTACACGGTGTTCATTCTCATAGCCTGCTCATTGTTAACAGCCTTAGTACTCGCTGTGTAACTCCCGAAGAAGTCAGACAGTGCGCTACTGTTAAATGGCAGACTTATGGGCGCGGCTTTCTCTTGGGTCTTACCCCAATTAAATAAAGCCATTAGTGGC